AAAGGGGGGCATGGCCTCAAAATATGGTGAAGTCGGTTGTGTAGACGTAGCCGTAAAAACTGGTTCGTACTATAACAAAGACCTCAAGGAATTGGCCGATAGAGGCGTGGCAGATGTTGACACGCTTGAAAGTTCATTAAAGGCTAAAGGGTATAAAGTCGAATCCTTTAATGGCTATGCTAACAAAGGCGATTTACTCGTATACGGCAACAACGATCATGTCATTATCGCAGATGGTGCAGGTGGTGGATTTGGCAACAGTTCAAGTCGTGGCCATGCCATGAGATATGGTGACGTTAATTACGCATGGGGTAATGGTGAAGCCCCTACTAAAGTGATAAGGATGGGATAGTATGGAGAACGATTTTAATAAGCTAGTGGATACTTTCAAAACACTAATCACAGACACCATGAATGCCTACGTCATGAGTGATATTGTGATAGGTGAAGTCATAAGCATTAGTCCCTATCAAATACAGGTTGACCCTAAAATTATCATACCTGAAACCAACTTGGTATTTACTAAGAATACAACTGATTGGACGGCAGAAATAAGTGTTGACCACGTTACAGAAAATCGTGCTGGAGGAGTTGGTGCAGCAGAATACCAAAGTCATAATCACGATTATGTAGGCAGAAAAAAGTTCCTTATTCATAACTCCTTACAAGTTGGAGATAAGGCAATTCTAATTCAAGAAAGTGGCGGACAGCGCTATATTGTGCTTGACCGTTGGTACAATCCGAATAGGGGGTGCACTACTAAATGAGTGATAGGCTAATACCAAATGAAACCATCGCAGATGTTACCATTGCACATCAACCTAGTTACACGTATTCCATTGATTATGCGAGAGATAGCCAAATTAGAGGGTTTACAGATGAATTAGAAGCGATGAAACAAGCTATCTATAAGATTATTAATACTGAACGGTACGAATACATCATTTACAGTTGGAATTATGGGATTGAACTACAAGACCTATTTGGACAACCAATACCTTATGTATACGCAGAGTTACAGCGGCGCATTACAGAAGCGTTGTTGGCTGACGATCGTATAAAAGATGTGTACGGGTTTGAGTTTGGACATAATCAAGGAGATGTATTCACAACTTTTAGTGTAGATACAATCTATGGCGCTATTACAGACATTAGAAAGGAGCTGATTAACGTTGTATGAGCACATGACGGCTGACAAAATCGAGCAGCGAATGCTCGGTAGAGTCAATCATGCATTCGATAGGCGTGAAGGATCAATCATTTATGATGCAACGGCTCCAGCATCTATCGAGCTATCTGAACTCTATATCATGGCCGATGTGATTTTAAAAGAAACGTTCGCTAAAACAGCGAGCCGTGAATTCTTGAAATTGCGAGCCTCGGAGTTCAACATATATCCAGAAGAAGCGACTTTTGCAGAGGTAGAGGGCAAGTTTAATGCTCCAGTGCCACTTGGAAGTCGTTTTAACTTTGAAGAATACAATTTTATTGTTGATGAAGTGATAGACGATGCCAACCATAGGTATAAAATGCGGTGTGAGACACGTGGACGTGGCGCCAATGGGTGTATTGGATATGTTACCCCTGTAGTACCTGTAAACGGGCTTACAAGCGCAGAAATAGTAAAAATCATAACTCCAGGTGAAGATGAAGAGGATACCGAGGTATTCCGTAAACGATACTTTGAGGCCTTAAAATCTAAGGCTTACGGTGGCAATGGTGCAGATTACAAAGAAAAGGTGCTAGCCATCCCTGGTGTTGGTGGTGTGAAAGTATACCGATGTTGGAATGGCGGTGGCACGGTTAAGCTAGTTATTACTAACAGCGAACACGGCGTAGCAGACACTCAATTAATCAAGGAAGTTCAAAACAAAATCGACCCAGTACCGCAAGGCAAAGGGTACGGTATCGCTCCAATTGGTCACACAGTAACAGTGGTTAGTGCAGAATCTGCACCGCTCACTATTAATGCAAGGGTGACATTGAGCGGTGGAAGAACATCCCAAGATTTGCAACCAATCGCCACCAAAGTGATAGAATCCTACTTACTAGGTATTCGCAAGGGATGGGGAGAGAATGACGATAGAGGGCGAGATACAGTCCGAACTGCTTATATTGTGGCTGAAATCTTAAAGCTTCCCAATGTCATTGATGTTGATTCCGTCACAATCAACGGTAGAAGTGATAAATTCTTGCTTGAAGCACATCAAATTCCTACCGTTGGTCGATTAACATTAACGTAGGTGGCTAACATGGAATATAGACGTAACGATATTGATATTTCACAGTTCCTACCACCTGTTAGCCGTGATAGTCAAGATATCCAAGAAGTGATGCGGATTGAAAACCCTGAATTCAAATTGTTGTGGGATATCATGGCTGATATTCTTGATAATCAGTTCATCCCTACAATGGGTGAGTTCGGGCTATCGCATTGGGAATGGATACTTGACGTACTACCGCAAGATACTGACACGATTGAGGATAGGCGCAATCGCATACTACGACTATTGGCAGGCACACGACCTTATACGGTGGAGAAACTTCAAGAAATGCTTGATGCCACGTTTGGTACTGGTTCTGTTGGTGTTGATTTAAATGAAAACCAATACGAAATTTGGTTCATTTTAAGCAAGGAAATGCGTGAACGATCTGGCGAAGTGATTAATTATGCGGAACCAATCGTTCCTAAGAATTTACTACTAAAAACGTTAGTAGAAGATAAAACTCAAACAAAATTGAATGTTGGCGGTGGATTATATCTAGTTGATAAGGAAATAACCATTCTTAAACCAAGAAATTATGATATTTCAACTACCATTTATAATGGTGGTGCTCTTGCAAGTACCACAATTGAAATCACAAGGAGGTAACAAATGGCGTGGAGTCAAGCCTATCTAACGAATGTAGGCAAGCAATTACAAGCATCCGTTATGGCAAATGAATTAAAGCTTCATATTGAAGAAATTTGGCTAGGGGATGGCAATGTTAGCAATGTGGAAACAGCCAACAACCTAGGCTCAAAGAAATTGAAATTACAGATTTCTGGAATTACACAGGATAATACCGAGTGCTTAGTTCGGTTCAGAATCTCAAACGAATCTATTCAAACGCCTATTGTTATGCGTGGAATCGGATTTTACGCTCGCGATAAACGAGGTCAATTAATTCTCTACTCAATTATGAAGGATGGGGATCCATCAACATTGCCAGTAGCGAATGGCCAAGCCATCTATCGCCAAAATATGAATGTGGCATTTGGGTTCAGTAATGCGCAACAAGTAACTTGTAATGTGACGTTGCATGAAGGCTTGAACGAGCAACAAGTTGATGCGAAGATTACAGTGCATAACAACAATACGAATGCTCACAATTTAGACAGATACGCAGGTGGTTCAGCTATCCCAAGTAACATTAGAAATTGGAATGATTTAACGACACCTGGCATCTATGAATGCAACGCAGGAGTGCTAGGATGGGCGAATGCACCAAGCTCCAGTAAAATCTATCCGTACGGGCAAATCCATGTGACTAAAACCGACGGAAATATTATCACACAAACGTTTTATTCTCACGGTCAAGGCAAGGCAATTAAACAAGCAACCCGTGTGTTCTACAACGCCTGGTCTAGTTGGCAATATCATGCTGATTGGGATAACGTCATCACAGGTATTGCAAAACATAATGAAGGCATCAATGTCACAAAAGGTGATGCAACGGAACTTATTAAGTTAATCACTAACAATAAGGAAGATAGAAACACCTTACTAGCCCCTACATTGTCGGTTGTAAAAGCCTTAATCGGTGACGTGAATATAGACGTTCCAAGCATTCTAAAATCTAAAGGGGTTAGATTTGATTTATCCAACGAAAATGCTTGGTACATCTGCTTTGGCGAAGTTTTCGGTGGCTTAATTATCCAAGGGGGAAAATTCATTCCTGAAACAGCAAGCGTCTCGTATTCCATTCGCTTTAAGAAGGTATTAGTAGTGATCCCAACATTACTAGATGAGCCAAGGTCGTGGTATGAAATGTCAGTTAGAGGCAAGGAAATTACAACAAGTGGATTTAAATTAGTTAGTGGTAGCGAGGGTACTAACTATCCTAAATCTCGCAATAACGGTTGCTGGATAGCCTTTGGTATTTAAACTCCTAGAGCTAACCATGTGGTGAAATAACTTCGGTTGTCGTGCGAATAAAGTTTAAAATTACGCAATGTTACTTCTTTGTAACTAGGGGCATTAACGCCCCAGCCTTTAGTTGCTTGGATACCTAAAACTTTCCGCTGGAATGCAATAGGGAATGTTATTAAAATATCATTCCCTTCAACGTGTTTTCCCCCTTGGTGATTATTTTCCAATAGCAATCCACTGTAACTTGGAAACACCATTTTGTGCAGTTTGGTATTTAAATTTCGTTAAATTGATTGCATATATTGAGCTTGTTGCCCATTCATCTCGATCAAGTGTTTCTGCCATATTTGTAGCTGTAACAATTGGCGTTCTTGTAAATGTTATTGGAAAATTAATAAAATCAGCAAATATTCTAGAGGATACTTCAACATTGGCTTTTCCCCCTTGGTCATTTCAAAAGCTTAATAGCCTTGCGTAATTGCCCTAGCGATTTATGCGTATACACGCCATCGGTAACATTACCACTCGCATGGCCAAGCAGTAATCGCTTGGCATTGTAATTGGCGCCCTCATTGTCAAGGCGTGTAGCGAAGGTGTGGCGACAATCGTGGGTCGTATGCTTGCCATTAACAGCACGCATTGCCTTATCAAACTCACGACTAAGCGATGAGTATGTGCGACATTCCTGAACAACGTAAATCGTATTGAGCCTACGCTCGATGATAGGCCATATTCGTTCGTGGATAGGAATAGTACGGATGCCTGATTTAGTCTTGGCCGATGTGATTTTAATCGTTCGTTGCTTACGGTTAACATCACGAGCCTTTAGGTTGATTAATTCCGATGCACGCATTCCTGTATAAAGAAGAATCAATGGAATATCATGAAGAGGTGATGAAAGGCGCCATAATCTGTTGATTGCTTGGGTCGTGAATGGCTTATGTGGTCGTACGGGTTTATTGTGGCCAAGGTTTAGGAACTTGGCATAGTTGGTGCTGCACCATCCATTGATTATGGCATAGTCAAATAATTGACTAATCAAGGTTCGGACCTTCTTGCAAGAACTGTAGGAAAGACCAGTACTAAGCATATGGTCAATGATTGACTGCAATTGTAAGTAGGTGATGTCTTGCACTGTTACATAGTGAATATTGACCAAGTGTGCGAATGCGGAGCCATAATTATTTAAGGTGTTAGCACTGACACTCTTAGCATGTGAGGGGAGCCACATTTCATAGACTTGCTGGAGTGTTAGGGATGAACGAGATTGGTTGAGCGCATCAAGGGCTTCATCGTAGGTGGAGTAATAACCTATGACAGAATACACCACATAAGGACGTTTCGTAGCATGCTTTACTTTTTGTATGAGTTTCATTGTATTCCTCTTTCAACATAAAAAAGCCCTCGTCCATTGACGAGAGCGGAGAATATGATATAATGAAATTACAAACAAGAAGAACCCGATGTGTGAAGGCGTTAGGTTCATCTTAAAATCAATTCACAGTGTGATGACCCTAACGTGTAAGCGCTAGGGTCGTTATATTACTATCTACTAATTATTTTAGTAACTGTAATATGGCAACTACTAAAGTAAGAATGGAAATGATTAATTGAATCTTTTCATAATTACGCATAGTATCACCACCTTTCGGTGATGAACCTAACTCACATCGAGTTCTTATGACAATTATAACATACTAGCACCGTATAGGTGCTTTTTTTATGCAATTTTTTATCTCTTGGAAAGGAGAATAAACATGGAAAATCAATATGTATTTATCTTGGATAAAAAGGGGACACGTATCACATCCCTATTAATCGGTGTGCATGGTGATACTGAAGAGGCATGCATGGAATTGGCGAAACGTGACTACCCTAATCATACGTATGTCACTGGCGGCGACGATATGCAATCACAATTCATTGACTACAAATGCTACATTGACGGAAAGTTCATTGACTACGTTCCCGAAGTGATTGAACCCTCCAAAAAGGAGAAAATAGAAGCCTTGAAGAAAGAGGCGGAGGCTGAACGTGAAAAGCTGAAGGAAGTCTTCTTGACTAAACAAATGAAAGGCTTACCTACTGACGATATTAAGGTGCAATTCAAACAAATTGACATTGATTTAATTAAAAAAATCCGTGAATTAAAATAGGGGGTACTCAATATGAAAGAACAATATTGCGAGTGGTGTGGTTCCGTATTGCTTGAAGATGGACATTGTCCAATTACTGACTGTGTGCAAAACGTATTGCTTGACGAATTGGCGAAAGCTGAAGCTGAAGAAGAGGAAAAGCATAAATCAGAGGAAAAGAAAGATGAACCAAATTAAGCAGTATAACTTTGTGAAGGAGCAGGCCGTGCCTTGCTCCTTTATCCTTGAGTACAACAAGGAGATACAGGAATCCGACCTATTCGCCGTGGCACGTGTGAATGCTAGCGACGAGGAATACATTGCTAAGTTTGATATTGCAAAAATTGAAAACGTATCTGGCGATGCAATATCTACATTCAAGCTAACACTAGACGATGACATACCAGCAGGGCGTTACGTATATGATGTATTTGTTTACTCAAACGATAAGCCAAAAGCTAAGATTTTAAAAGGGCGCATTTTAGTTAAAGGAAGCGTATCGGATAGGGGGAGAGTGCATGGATGATATTGTAAGAATTATTGACGGCGAAGAGCACGATGTCGTCAAAGTGGCTGACTATTCGGGATCAGGTGGAGTTGGTTCACGTGGTCCTAAAGGTGATAAAGGCGAGCGTGGTCCAGAAGGTCCGATGGGTCCAGTAGGACCTAAAGGAGATACTGGCGAGCGAGGTGCACAAGGTGAAAGAGGCCCTCAAGGCAAACAAGGTGAACGAGGTGAACGAGGACCTAAGGGTGATGATGGTCAGCAAGGCCCACAAGGGCTAATTGGATTAACAGGACCTAAAGGCGAACAAGGTGATGTAGGTCCGAGAGGGCCACAGGGAGAGCAAGGACCACCAGGTGCAGTAGGACCTATTGGGCCACAAGGATTACAAGGCGTTCAAGGGCCACCAGGTCCTAAAGGTGATGTTGGCCCTCAAGGTCCACCTGGTCCAGCAGGTGCCAATAGTGCACCTCCAACACTTTCATTCAACAACGGTCAATTGTCGATAAGTGGTGGCAATACTGTAGCCATTCCGATTGCTTCAAGCGGTGGAAGTGCTGTGGAATCGACTACGCAAAAGAAGTACGTTTACAAAACCCCTAAGGGCTCATCATGGATGAATGGAGAAAGCTACTTCCAATTTACGAGAATTGGTAATGTCGTTGTAGTTGGGGCAAGTGGAGATTCTTGGGCAACAATATCTATTACGCCACCGACTGACCAAAACTTTAACAGATTACCAAAACGGGAAGTTGATGTAAATGGTCGTGGCGGAACTTGGCTTCTTGTTCAGAAACCAACTGCTGGAACTTCTTTTCAAGGGCACGCAATAATTCCGAAAGGCTTTGCTCCTATTAGCTCCGTTTACTCAGATTTGGTAAACGATAATGGTGTTACCGTTGGTTCTGTTATGTTCGGAGATAAAGATAACCTTAATCTGATTCGCTTTCATTTTGATGGGAAAGGAACGCAGGCAAGGAATGCTATCCCTACACGGATATTGCGCCTAGGCGTTTGTACGTGGGTAACCGAGGATGACCCACCTACGAGCGAAATCAACGACCCATTTCAAGGCCGTTTGACTATTTCTGAAATTAAGAAAGGCTAAAGAATGAATTATGGATTATTAGAAATTGTAACACTTATTAGCGGTGTGTTCGCCATCGCAAAGATGGTTGTGTGGCTTTACGACTCGAAAGTATCGACTGAGCGAGAAATGGAACTTCAAAAAGTGAAAAACGATTTCTTGCTTAAACAGGATGAACTCCAAAAGCGCCTTGAAATCCAAGGCGCCACCGCTGAGAACACAGTGAAGATGAATACACAGGCCATGCAACATTTGACTGAGAGTACAAACGAATTAAAGGAAACTATTAAGGATACGCAAGATCAAATGCTATTTTTGACTAAAGAGCAAGCCACATTGAAGGCATCTGTCAAATCGGCTCACTATAGAATCGACGGATTAAGAGAAAGGGGGTGCGATAATCGTGTTAAACAAAACTGCAATAATTAACAAGGCTAAGAATGTATTTAACAATATTCGTATTGCCAACATTCACCCTACGGGTGTATTGGCCACGCGGTTGTTGGTGCTAGTAATGCTAGTACCTATCTTATTAGTAGTCGTGGAATACGTGCTTGCCTTTATGAAAGGGCATGTAACGGATGACATAGGTAAATTAATATCGGTTGGGATTAACATCATTGACCATATTTTTATTCCGTCAGTGTTGACCGCATTAGTAGGATTCCTTGCCCTATGGGTGGATAGAGACGGGGACGGCATTCCAGATCAGTTAGAAAAGGAGGATAAACGATGAAAAAAGGGTTTGATATTTCAGCATGGCAAGAAAAGGAAATTGGGATACCTTATTATAATGAGTACCGTATGCAACAAGCTAAAGACGAAGGCAATGAATTCGTAATTATTAAACTGGGCGAAAACTATACTATTGATGAGTTCTTCGAGCAGCATATTGCAGCAGCATTAAATGCGGGTCTTGAAGTAGGGGTGTATTATTTCAGCCATGCATACAATGAGGTAACTGCAGTACAAGAAGCAGAATGGGTACTTAATACGTTAAATAGTTATGGATATACTGACTATCATTTACAAGCGGGCATTTGGTATGATTATGAAGAGCATAGACAACTACGTAATATGATTAATGCTGGGGCATTGACAAGCCAAGAAATGACGAATTGTATTAGCAAGTTTGTAAATACATTATGGGGAGCTGGTTTTAAAAATGTAGGTGTGTATAGTGGATATTCCTTATTGTGGGATGAAACATATGCATACAGCCAAATGCCGAGCGTCCCTGTATGGTGTGCCCAATATGATTCGCAATGCGATTATCCCAATATCAGAATATGGCAATATAGCGATTGCGGAATGGTAGCTGGTAAAGAAGTTGATGTCAACTACATGTATGACGGGGAGTAGCTATGTATGAAACTATCAAAAACTATATTAGTCGGTATTCTTGGATTTATTACATTTGCGCTGCCGTGTTCATTCTCTTATTCGGCAGATTTATCTTCGATGGAGGTAACGACTCAGACTATCAACGTGCCACTGACCACTTGGAACGAGTTAAAAGCGAACAACGGGAAAGCCTTGAACTTAATCAGACAGTCAAGGATTCCATTGACAGAAGTACAAGCCTTAACCGTGAAGCAGGCGAACGAATTACAAGAATTGAGGTCTATCAACAACAAGCAAGAGATCGAATTGATGAAAGCGCAAGCCGACTTGATGAGGCAGAACGCCTACTTGAACGAAATGAACGCCTCATTGAGCGAGTTGAGCAAGGACATCAAGCACAACAAGGCGACAGAACAACGGCTACACAGACAACGCAACACGTGG